GTATAAGTAGGAATGGCTTCACTCTTTGAACAGATGCCCGGTATGGGCAATTATGTTTCTACGGCTACATCTAATACTGTAAAAGCTGCTAAAAATGTGGGAGGAGCTCATTACGGCAATTTGCTGCTGTATCTACTCTTAATTCTTACAGTTGTTCTCATTTTTATGATGTTGCGCGGCTTCAAATTCAACATTGATATAACGGACATCTTTCGCACGCCAAGGCAAAAGGCTCTCAAAGATGGACATCTCTTTTGGAAGGACGGCACTGGGGCTGTAAGTAATTTGGTTGTGACCGATGAGTTTCTGCCTGATAATATGAATGTAAAGTACACCTACCATTTTGATTTGCTACTGGCAAATACTCGTAATATAAGCAATATTGAGGGACCTTACCGCCACATTTTCCACCGCGGCTCCGATGAGCTTGCCCCGTCTAATCCTAATGATACAGGAGTGCCCATAAGCAGCTCTCAGTTGCCACCCTACGGTTTGCCAAAGCGCCTCAATCCCGGTGTATTTTTGGACCCCAATACCAACGATATACTTGTATTTGTGGATACCAAGTCTAAGACTGGTGATGTATACCGTGAGTCTGGTCGTATTGTAGATGTTCCTATGGATAAACCTATTCGCATTACAGTCAGCGTACACAATCAGGTTCTTGAAGTAAATTTGAATTGTAAACTTGAGCTCACAAAGGTTCTTGCAGGTGAACCCAAACCGGTGGAAAATGAAGTGTACGGTATTTGTGGTCAGGCAGCTGCGTCTGCGGCTATACAAAATCTAATTGTCTGGCCTTACGCAATACAAAATAATGCACTCAAGCACTTCTGTCCTATGCCATTCCCGCCTTTCCAGCCCCCAGAAAAGGCATGTGGTGCGTCAACCGATCCTACATTGCTTGCATCGCAAGCAAGTGACTCGGTAAGTGCGTCAATTAGTTCGGCAAAAGAAAGCGTAATGTCTCGGGTACAGAACGCCACCAAAACTAACTAAGGTTGTAAAAACATAGTCACTTTATAAGAAGGATGAATCCCCTATTTATATTTCTTATAACGATTCTCGTCATTATTGTGGCGGGTGCTATATATACATGGTACTTTACACCAAAATCGGATGAATCGCGGGTTCTTGGTCCCTTTGTATTGAAAGGAACGCCATCCGAGCATGAGCCTGCGGGATCTTCATCGCTCCGGCCGGTTCTAACACAGGCACAACTGAATCAATCAATTAAGAGCAATTTTACGTTGGGTTTCTTTATCTATATGGACAAGGTGAATGCGGAGCGTATACCTTTTGCCGGTCCAGAAGGCGATTTCCGCTTCAAACCGCTTCTAAAAATACTTGGTGTTGGTGAATTTGTCTTGGACCCCGTACACCAAAAGGGACTCCTTCGGCTTGCCCCTCTTGTTGCACCAATGATGACACATACTGGTGGAGCACCAAATGCTAAAATTGACCGCATTTGGAACGCCCGATGGAATCAAGTCTTAGTTGCAGTTGAGGGTCGTTCTATTGATATATATGTCAATGGCAAGCATGTGACCTCGCTTATCTTAGATAATGTTACATGGACAAATCCTACAGGCGTTCTTCTTGAAACTTCTCCGGATTTTTGGGGTCAAGCAGGTATGATACAAGCATGGCCGCGACGGCTTAACGAGAGAGAAATTTGGGAAAACTACAAACGTGTAACTGATATATATGGTAAGCCAAATATCCCGGATATAGGACCTACATATGGAGGTATTTGGAAACAGTTTGTAGACCTTGTATGTCACGCTGGATTCTGCCCGAATATGGGAAAGAAGGGAAAACGTAAAGGTCATCCGAACGGATTGGAGTATGTGGATTACGAATACGCCTGAAGATTTTAACATGATAGGTTAGAAGAATTATGAACGCCGCCAGACAGTTCTATGCCAACAATTCCGGCTTGGTTCAAAATGTCCTCTACATCTTAACGGTTGTAGTTGTGTGCTACCTTATTTACAGCTACCTAACGGCGGGCTCAAGCGAGGAGCGCTACGTGATTCAGCTGGATATGAGCAGTGGGTCGCTGACACCATACGGATTACAGGGCAATGCATCCACTGCTGCGCTTCCTAACCCTAGCGCATCAACTGGCGATTCCGGTACAGCCCAGACAAGCTACTGTATCAACATGGATAATACCGAGGCGCTCGGTAAGGCGACGTCTGATCGTGCTCCCCGCGCAATGCTCCGCATCAAGGAGGGCAGCGACTTCACATTCAGCTGGTGGATGTACGTTAGCGCGTGGAACAGCAACCGCATGGGCGTGATCAAGCCGGTCATCTGTATCACGGACCCCACAGTCTCCGATCCCGGTTCCGGCGTAGATTCCGCGTACATCATGGTTTCCTTCTTATACCCCAACACCAACAAGCTCGGTATCCGTTTCCACACACGCCCTACTGCGTCAAATGAGGTCACCTGGATGCAGAACTTCACATCGTGCGCAAAGGATCCCGCGGCGGCGCAGCAGGCGTTCTCCAACTCTGGCTCGTCGCCCGTCTGCGATATCAACGATATTGATATGCAGCGCTGGCTCAACTTTACGGTTGTTGTCTCCGGTCGCGTAGTGGATGTGTACTACGACGGCAAGCTCAACCGCTCCTGCGTACTTCCGGGTCCAGTTGTTGGCTCAGCTAAGGGTCTCCAGTTTGCAAATACATCACTCGTAGGTGGGTTTAACGGCTACCTGAACGGCGCATTCTTTGCTGGTAGAGCGCTCACCCCGGACCGCATCTATGGTCTTTACCAGGCGGGTCCCCAGGGTACGACCAGCATTGTGCGTGCTCTGTTCTCAAAGCTCGGCATTAATATGAGTTACAGAGGCGGCTCTCACTGGGCGAACTTCCTGTAAACTCAAATAAACGAATGATTCTCCATTTATAAAACCGATTATAAATAGAGGAAATGGAATCTGCCACATCAGGTGTAATGGGATTCGCTTTAGGTCCTGGGCTAGCATCCCAGCTATTTATTGTCATTGTTACGATGATGACACTACAGTTTCTGATGGGTATAATTGAAAAGATCAACGAATTCCTGAATAAGCTAGATCGTCAGGCGGTCGTGCTTTTTGATAATACAACGGCAACGTACGTTGAGATCCCTCAGGGAGCTGATACTGGCTTCCCCATTCTGTATAACAGTCGCGACGAGCAGTTCGGTGCCTCGTTCTCTTACTCTATGTTTGTCTTTATCCACCCCGATACCTTTGAGCAGATAGGAAATAACGATAGCTGTGGAACAAATAAGCGTGGTAAGAATTTGGGTAGTGCACCAGTCAAACTCAAGCATATCTTCCACAAGGGAAGCGATAGCGGTTTCCCGAATCTTGGTCCCGCCGTGTTTGTTGAAAGCAATACCAACACACTCCGCATCTACATGAACACTATTGACTCGTGGAATAACTATGTAACTGTACCGAACATTCCGGTTGCCAAGTGGTTCCACCTAGTAATCCTACTCAAGGGTAACAACCTTGACGTTTACGTCAACGGCAATATTGCGGTCCGTATGAAGATGTCAACGGTACCCAAACTCAACACGGGTCCCCTGTATGTCATGAAGAACGTCTACTTCCCTGACAGGGCTGGCTCCGATAAGCACCTTTTTGCGGATTACAACATTTCTGGACCGATGAAGGGCATGGTGTCCCGTCTCAAGTACTTCTCGTACGCGCTCAACTACGCGCACATCGACTCTCTGTACCGCGAGCGCGCAAACACAACAAGCATTGTCCAGCCGTCCACGGATGTGAATGGCGAACAGCCTCCCTACCTCTGGGACGACTGGTGGGTCAACAAGTACTAAATTACCGATTTGGTTATACTTATATGAATTCGTAAAACGAACTCGTATAAAAAATTAGAAAACAAATTGTATGTTGGACTTTAGCGTGCAAACTTGAGACCGCCCAAGCCACTGCTAATTTCCAAAAAGTTCAGTGTCTCCACAAATGTGTAAAGATTGTATGTATAGCCCGCCAGATAAGGAATCGGACAAACATCCACATCCATCTCCAAACGATCAATACGGCTTGTATTCAGCGTACCCGTAGGCTGCTCAATAGAGGATCCGTTGAGCGAGAAACTATACGCACTAATTGGCCACATCTCATACTGGGTTCCAGCCGTCAAATTATCAACCGGCGCGGCATCTCCTGCCATATAACGGAACGGCACATATTGATTGAAGTAATTGGCATCCTCGCTATCAAACAATTGATTACCATTTGCCGTAAGAAATGTATTGAGTAAGATATCACGCTGTACACCTTGTAAATTGATACTTGTACGACCCAGTGAACCAGTGCTTGTAACATTGGGATATACCGCCGCAAAAGAATTATTGTATTTTGGAATAACAATTGGACGATTTGGTCCCAGCGTATACATCCAATTTGTTAAATTTGTACTTTGATTACGATAGGTGATTGCGTCGCTACGTCTGGCAAAAAATACTAATCGTGTTGCCACATTATGTACATCTAACCTATATGTACTTCTTGATGTAATTCCGTAAAATGTAAACCATTGTACTTGTCGTACATTGTATCGTAGTGTCCTATTTGTAAACATCAATCGTACATCATCCTGTAAAAATGTATAGGTTGCCTCTAAAGTAGCGTTAAGTGGCCAACCATCCAAAAGCGGTACTGCACCCGAAATATCTGTCAAAAAGAACTTCATAGAACCACTTAAATCGCTGCTGCCCCCATACAAATTTGTCATAGATAACGGAATATTGCCATAATACTTTTGATTCCAAATCTGGGTATATCTATCAATGGAGGTTCCATTTGGTAAATAAGACGGCGCAAGCGTCTGGACTCCTGGTCGTACCCTGGCTCCTGACAAATCAATAGTTGTGTATAAGTCGCGGATAGGGCGCAGTTGGATTGTCACTTCGCAGTCGTGGTACTGAAGCCCTACAAGCGGCAGCGCATTTGCAAAGAAATCCGAAAACCATAAACCTAGCGGAATACGAAGAATACGTCCAGGAATGGAAGGTAGATTGTTTTGCGTCGGCATGGTATTGTTGGGATTTCCACGCCACGCAATTACATGAGGATATCCCTCTCCCGCCGGTACACTTGGATCTGCATAAATACTGTTTGCCGGATCAAAACACTCAGGAATATCACCCACCATAATACGCCATTTATTGTATGTATCAGTATCGTAATCCATCATTGCACGGGCACTAATCCAGTCACTGTTAAACTGCTGTATTATCTGTCCACCAATCGTAAATGTAATTGTTTCAATCATACGAACACCAATTTGACGGACCCACGCAAACTCATAGGCGCGATCTACACTAAAAGTAGATCCGCTAGGTCTCAGGTACGCCTTACTGAAAATATCGGGCAACGTCAATCGTAATACTAAATCGCTCAAGAGATCTCCTTGACGGGGGATTTTGGTTTTGAGTAAGATAGGCGCATCCGTCAAAAGAAGATTTGGTCCATCCAAAGGAATTTGGATCGGCTCCTGCGAAAAATGCGTATAGCGCTCAAACGACTTATAAAAGTAAGTTGTTTGAGGATTTCCATTGAGAATAATATTCTCGTTTCCGTAGCAAACTAATGCTAGTAAGCCGCCCGGCATATCTAATCGGGTAAGGATAATTCCTAAAGAGTAAAAGACGCACACTAAGTTAGAAGGTTTACACACATCATGGCAAGTAATGCTGTTTCTGCTGCTGTAATGAATAGTGTAAACTCGTCGCCGTCGGCAAGTCTTTCTCAATTCGCTTCGCTTCAAACAATTATTATACTGGCTGTTGTTATTGCGGCATGTGTCGGGGTGGCAGTGCTTTCCCAATATTACAAATGGCATGAAAGCCCATGGTGGTCCGATCGGGCTAAAGCAAGCAGCCACCTATGGGATTGGATGGACTCTTTGAAAGATATAACATCGCATGATTTCTTTGGCTCAACGAAAGATATACCCAGTCCGGTACTTGAAGTCCCTGAAGCACCACCGGCGCCACCGGCGCAGGTAGAACCTTTACCAGTGAAACAACCCGCCTGGTGTTTTATTGGAGAGGACCTCACCGGTCGCTATTGTGTAAAGGTGCCGTCTGCTGACGCATGTGACCGCGATCGCGTCTTTAACACAGAACAAGACTGTGAGCTACAATCGGCGAATCATATGCCTGCCGGTGTTGTTATGCCGAATAACGGAACAAAACAAACACCCTTGGTCTCTGGACTGTTAACGCCTTAGTTTGCGTCCGTGGATGCGAAATAACATTACTCATAAACAATAGGGATGAGCAAGCTTTTACGCCAGCTTCAGAATAGTATAGCTTATAATCTTAATGCTGCTACGTATAATCCCGAGGCAGAAGCGTATGCGGCAGAAAAGGAAGAATTAGATAAAGAGAAAAAAGCGGAACTTGATCAGGCAGCAGTGGAAAAAGCAATTAAGAAAAAGAAAGCAAAAGAGGCTGCTGCACAAAAGGCGGCAAAAGAAGCGGCAGCAGAGAAGAAGGCAAGGGAGGATGCCGAGCGGAATACATTTAGCGTAAAACGCATGTTAAAGCGTGCGTTAACAGTCACAAATTCTGTGCTCACAACATTTTTAATAGTTGCATTGGGTATCTTTGGCGCTTCACTCGCAACAAACATAAATGTTTACAAACCCTTTCCGTATCGTATTTTATATTTGATTTACGGCTTTGTGTTCTTTTTTGTAGTCATCCCCTATGTACTACTATGGCGTTGGCTATACCAGAAGAAACGACCCCGTTTCTACGCTCTTTTCCCCATTATTGGTATGCATCTAGATAATCCTACAACGGCTGCGCTTTTCAGTTGGCTCAGTTTCAAACCGGATGCCGATATGGAACTCTTAGATGGCTGTGCAAAAGCTTGATTTACTTAACATAGTGCTTATAAGCGGCAAATGCCACGGCACCGATACCAATACCCGCAGCAAGATATAACAGCGACTGAGTGTCCAACAATGAACGCCCATCCGCTGCTGCCGCCTGTGAAAATGAAAACTCGCCCATCTGGGATAGGCGTCCCATGGCATGAATGAAATCTTTCCACGCAAATTCTGGCTTGTTAAGTTGTTTATTCACCTCGTTGTGCATATTAAACATCCAGCGAATAAGCGCCTGTTTGGAGTGTACGGCGTCTTTTACTGGCATTTTGTCTAAATTTATCTTATAATGCTCCTTGCAAATGGGGCAGGGAATCATGTATTGGAGAGATTCAAAGAAGTTGATTGCCGCTATTTTCTCCTCCTCGGCAGGGAAGTTGGAATATCCAAGACTTACAATATGCATTGTTGTCCAGAAAATTGGACCCCATACACTGGGACCCATGCCAATCGGCGGAAACTTCTCCTCCTGCGGTGGCGGAGGCTGCTTCATACTCTCTGGCAATGACATTCTCTTGTAATTAGATATTTTAGCGAGGTTGGTTAACCGAAAAAACTTAATCCGCTTAGGTAATGGAGTGTGTAAATTGTGGTAAATTTGGTCATACATTCCGGGATTGTCCCGCGCCGGTAATGTCGTTTGGTATATGTGCTGTAAAATATGTTGACAGTGTTCCATATTATCTTCTTGTACGACGTAGGGATTCCCTTTCATATGTGGAATTCTTGCGAGGAAAATACAAGATGGATAAAATGGATTATATTCATTTATTGATCAATGGAATGACGATTGAGGAGCGCGGACGGCTTCTTACAAAACCGTTTGAGAAACTATGGTCCGAATTATGGAATGGGCAAAATACCCGACAATTTCGTACCGAATTTGAAAATGCGCGTCGTAACTTTGAAAATCTCAAAGCAAGCGGTGATAAGGAAGGCAAGACACTTGAACATTATATTACTCATGCAATCGGCACATTTACCGAAGCCGAATGGGGATTTCCAAAGGGACGCCGCGCAGTTGGAGAAAAGGAAACACAGTGTGCTTTACGTGAATTCAAGGAGGAAACGGGTATTTTAGAAAAAAGAGTACATATTCTTGACGAACCTCCACTTATTGAAGAGTATCTTGGTACAAACAATATCCCTTACAAACAGACCTATTTTGTAGGATGCTGTAAATCAAATGTTATTGCTGCATTACAGCCTCGTAATCATATCATGAAACGTGAAATTGGCGCAATTGGTTGGTTTACATTTGAAGATGCAATGGCACACATTCGTGTGTCAAATGTACAGAAACGGACGGTCATGACGGAACTTCATCGGCGAATAACGGAGGGGGAACTGCTTAAAAAAATTAATACCGCTCTTGAATGGGAAGTTTCATAGTCGTCATTGTTGTGATCGTTCAATAAATAAATATCTGCGTTCTTTTTAGGAATGGCAAATAACGTTAAGAATGCTACTAAGAAGAATAACACAGGAAACAAGAAGAATAATACCAAGAAAAACAATGCGGCGGCGTCTGCAAACAAGAAGAACAACACCGCAAACAAGAAGAACAACA